TACATTTGTACAACAATATCTTGTACAATTAAGATCAACCACCCCCATAAGAACTGGCAGAGCCAGAAATGGTTGGCAAAGCACATTTAGAAAAGGAGTTGCAGGCTCAGGTAGACCTGTACCCATTGCTAAAAACAATGTTCCTTATATAGGTGTGTTGGATGAGGGCAGTAGTTTACAAGCACCAAGGGGTATTGTTGAACCTGCACTAAACAGAACAAGGAAAAAATAAATGAAGAATCCAGTATTACAAAAAGCAAGCACTCACTTTAAAGAGCAACTTGCAGTAGGACTAAAGTCAATTGAAGTTCCACAATGGGACACAACAGTTTACTTTAAACCTATAATGACACTGAAAGAACAGACAAAGATTTTTGAATTACATAACAAAGGTCAGCTAGTAGAAGCATTAGTGCAAACACTAATTGTAAGAGCTAAAAATGAAGATGGCTCTAATATGTTTCAACAGGCTGAATTTGTTTTTTTAATGAATGAAGTTGATCCAGAAGTTGTAACAAAGATTGTAACAACTATGAACAAGGCAACTGATGAGGCTGAAGCAAACCTGGGAAACTAACTCAGGACACAGATACACTGTTCCTGTTCAAACTGGCTGAAACATTAGGCCAAACTGTAGAATGGGTAATGGAAAATGTGTCCACTCTGGAGTTAAAAGGGTGGGCTAAATATTATGCATACATAGCCCAACAGCAGAAGCAAAAGCAGATGACTCGGGGGAGAAATAGATAGATGGCTGACTATAATATTAACATTACTGCACAAGATAATACTAAAGGCGCATTTAGTTCTATTGACAAAGGCCTAGCTGGCTTAGGTATATCTGCAGGAAAAGTTAAAGCGACATTTGCGGCCGCGGCGGGCGCATTTGCAATAAGTGCAACAATAGGCAAAGTAACAGAAACAATTGACAGCATGGATAACCTTGCTAAATCTGCAAGAACAGCAGGTGCGGCGGCAAGTAATGAAGCATTCCAGGGCTTTCAAGTAATGAAGCAGGCTATGAATGAAGCGGGTATTGATGCCGGCACATTTGATAGAGCAATGCTTCAAACAACAACAAGATTAAAAGCAGGTACTGAAGGGCAAAAGAGTTTTGCCAAGATAACTGATAAACTGGGTGATAGTTTATTAGATATGAATGGCAACCTTAAGTCAGGACCTGAACTTTTAAAAGAAATGATGAATGCCCTTAACAGTGGCAAAATTACAACAGAAGAATTTGCTAAGGTTGTTGGTGGTAGAGCTGGCCCTCTTATTCAACAACAGTTTGCAAGTTTAAACACTACTGCTGAAGCACTTGAAGGCACACTAGGTGATGTGGCTAAAAATTCAAACATTGTATCACTTGATGCGGCTGAAAATGCAGAAGTGTTCAATGACAACATTGGTAGATTAAAAGAAGGTATGGGTCAGTTACTTACTGATGCCATTACACCTTTATTACCACATCTTGTAAGACTTTCAGAAGACATAATGGCTAAACTGCCTGCTATTGTAGAAAAAGTGCAGGGTGCATTTGAAACACTACAACCAGTATTCAGTTTAATAGGAACAGTTCTAACAGATCTAGTATTCCCTATAATGAGTAAGGTATTTGAAGTATTAGGGCATATTGCTACAGCAATAGCACCCTTAGTTGAATCTGCTATACCAGGACTTAGGGCGGCATTTGACAGCCTAGTAGCTATTGTTAAATCAATTGTAGAATTTTTTCAGGGTGTAGCAACAAGTTTACAAAACATATTTGATAAAGCAATGCAACTTAAAGACAATGTTGTGGGCACATTTGACAGCATGGGCGATGCTGTTAAGAATAAAACAAAAGAAATGACTGATGGTGTTAAAGGCTTTTTCGGTGACATGTATGAAAAAGTTGTTGGCGGATCAATTGTTCCTGATATGGTTAGAGATGTCCTAAGAGAGTTCGAAAGAATGGAACAGGGCATGGTTGAAACAACCAAATCAGCAACTACTGAAGCCGCAGATGGAATACAGGACTTTGCAGACACACTTGTAAGTGCCTTAGATGATGGTAAAATTACACTTTCAGACTTTGAAGGTTTCTTCAAGAGAACAATGACAAACATTCTTACTGAAGCATTAAGTTCAGGCGGTGGTATTTCAAATGCATTTAGTGGCATTTTTGGTGCAATGGGCGGTATGTTTGGTGGCGGCGGAGGCGGTAGCTTTATTAGTAGTGCAATAAGTGGCATTAGTAGTTTCTTTGGTGGCTTCTTTAGTCAAGGTGGATACCTAAGTGCAGGTAAAGTAGGTATTGTTGGTGAAAGCGGACCTGAACTAATAAGCGGACCAGCAAACATTACACCAATGGATGAAGCAGGTGGCACAACACAAGTTGTATTCAACATCAATGCAATAGACACACAAACAGGAACACAGTTTCTGTTAGATAACAAAAAACAAATTGAAGGCATTATACAAAATGCCTATACAAGAAGAGGAAGGCAGGGCATTTACTAATGGCTACATTGAAAGACTTATTCACTTATCCTAGTGAATCTCCTACTAATTTTACTAATGAAACTTATTTTGCCGCAGTATTTGATGCAGGTTATTTTGTAAGTGGTAACAAATACCAAATTAAATTTGTAGGGACAACAGACTTTACTGCTATTGGTGCAAGTGGTAATACAGTAGGATTAATTTTTACTGCAACAGGTGCAGGTTCAGGCACAGGAACTGCATATGATATTGCAAGTGGTTTGTTAGGTAAATTTCAAAATTTAAAAGATGAAACTTACAAAGCAATACCTGGATCATTAAGTGTAAGCACAAGAGATCAATTGATGCAGGGTGCAAGTAGGTTTATAAATTATTTTGAAAATGTAAAAGATACAGCAAATAAATTAAATGTTTTTGACTTTTATTCACATCCTATTTTACAAGGTAATTTAAGAACAATTAATGCACAAAACATTGCTAGTGCGGCTAGTAGTGGAGGTGAAACTACACTAACATTTGGCAGTGCTCATGGCTTTTTAGCAAATGATCAGGTGCTTTGCACAGGATTTAATGGCGCTATGGCACAGTTAAATGGTCAAGTTATGTTTGTTGTGCTTGTAGATGCAACAAACCTAAAACTAAGTTTTACTTCAGGTGGTGGTAACATTTATGATCCTGATACACAAACTGCTGAAATAACTTTAGATATGCAACATGTAAACCACTATTATACAAGTGCTCACAGTGGTGCACAAAGCACAATTATTGATAAAACAGTTACACTTGACCTAGCAAATTGGGCAGGAACAGAAACAATTACAGAATTAACAGATGGCACAGGTGTTTTGATTAATGATGTAGACACAAATGGTACAGATTTAGAATCACAAACTCTGTATGCAAAAAGCATAGGTGGCACACTTTATGAATTATTTGAAGATTCAGCATTGACAAATCCTAAAAAGAGTAGTGAAATTACAACATTCAATGTTGATAGCATTGTAGGACATGCTGTAGTAAATGTGCCGCAACCAGTTAGTGGACTTGGTCAAACACAATTTAAAAGTGTATCAGCAGGTACTATTGGTAGCGGATTTGTTCAGCATGATCCAAGGACATTTTTTAACAAAGGCGAACCTTTTATAATTCAAGAAATAGGAACAACAGACTTCACTGCGGTAGGGGCTAGTGCAAATACTGTAGGAACTACATTTATATCAACAACTGATAGCTATTCAGGAACAGGAAAAGTGTCAAGCGCCAGAGCTCATGTTTTAAGACAGATACCTGCTGGTATTGCAACAAACAGAGATAATGAACCTGTAAGTAGCATGGATAGTTACTTTTGGAACCTTAAAACTACAACAACACTAAATTCTAAACAACAATTTTTAAGAGCACAAATAGGTGATCAAGCAGTAGACTTAAATTATGAATATATAAATTATGGCTCAACACCTAATCCAAGTAATAGTATTGCTATACAATCACCTACAGCAATTAGCACAAATACAGGGGCAGATCATTTTTTAAGAACAAAACAGATTGCAGATAAAAACTATAACCTGCTATTTGAAGCAGGTGCTGGTTGGGATAGTCATAATTTATTCAACAAATATACACATCTAACAAAAGATGCAGATGGTAATGTTACAATGTGCTTACTATCTGATTACTATGACAGTTACAGAACTATTGTAGAAGGTACATTACCATACCCATACAAAATGTTACCAGATGTAAAATTTACAATGCCTAAAAGACTTTGGCATAATGTAAAGTTTTTTGATGGCGCAAGTTTTTCAACTACAAGTTCAAGAACAATGGCAGGACTTAGTGTTCCTGCAAAAGGCACAATAGGTAATCAAGGCGGTAAACCAGTATTAGATCCTATGGATGTATATTGTAAAGTTAGTGGTGGTTATGTATGGATTGCAGGTAACCAAGCATTTGATTCAAGTGTAAACAATTCTACAAAAATATTCGGCATGCCTGATGACTACAAAGGACAAGTAGTATTATGGGATCCAGCCGCAACAATTGAAAATTTTAGAACTGATGCTAGTGAATACAACAACCTAAACATTATGAGCAAAACAAGTTCAACTTATGATGTAAATCAATTTACTGTTCAAGCAAATGACACAACTGTAGGTGATGGTAGTAAACCTGCACTTGTAACACATATTACAGCAGATACAAGTCAACACCCTGTAACAAAACCTGATGGCACTGAATACTATGCAAGTATTACATTGGCGGCTCTAAACCATTGGCTAGGAACAAGTTATGTAAATGGAAACACATTTACAATAGCATTATCACCTTGTCCTTACACAGATATTACACATGGCGCGACAGGATATCTTAATCCTGGTGTAGGACATTTCTTTTCAGATAATGCCTCACCAACTGTAACTAATGCATTGCCGGCGGGCTTAGATAGTCTTTATCCTTATGAAGTTAATGAAACTATTGGTAACAATCCAACACATCAATTCACTTATCAACATTCAGGACTTGCAGAATTTACAAGTTACTATGCGCCAGGTTTAACAACTGTTAAAACACAGCCTACTCTGTTTGCATTAGCTAATGATGTTACACTACAACCACAGGATTTTGGAAGTGTTAATGTTTCCTTCTTGTTTGAAGGTCTTA